GCTTCAAGCATTTGCATTCTTTCGAGGTTGGCCTCGTGAAATTCATGTTCCGTGTGCATTCTTCGCTTTCACATTTGATTGCCGCCCGAGTTTAGCAAATTTAAGTAGGAAATACAATCCCGTTGTCTATTCTTTTTTTTGGTGTATGATGCGCTTAAACCAACCGAAAAGGAGATACATGACACTGACTGAATTTTTTGACACCAAGCCGAGAGGGGCGAAGCTGGCAATGGCGCGGAAGCTGGGCATCAGCAAGACGTGGTTGAGCCTGCTTATTTCCAACAGGGAAGTGCCTAGCCCGGAGTTGTCCGTTGCCATTGAGCGGTACACCAAAGGGCAGGTACGTCGCACCACGCTGCGGCCAGACATCTTCGGAGAACTCAGATGATTTGGTACAAGTTCCACATCGGTGACTACCTGACGCACACCGTGCATCTGTCGGATGCGGAAGATTTGGCCTACCGCCGTCTGCTGGATTTGTACTACATGAGCGAAAAAGAAATCCCACTTGAAACCGAATCGGTTTCCCGAAAAATCCGTCTGGATTTGGACATAACCGAATCGGTTTTGAATGAGTTCTTTGAACGTACCGAAACAGGGTACTTTAATCGTCGTTGCCATGACGAATTGACACGTTATCAACGTCAAGTTGAGAACAATCGACAGCTTGGCCTCAGAGGAGGAAGACCGTCGAAAAGCGAATCGAAAACCGAATCGAAACCGAAAGCGAACCCTAACAGAAACAGAAATAGAAATACAAATACCATTTCGTCGGATGCTCCGACAACATCACGTTTTGATGAATTTTGGAACAACTGGCCGACATCGAAACGCAAAGTCGCTAAATCGGCCTGTAAGACGAAATGGGAGCGTCAAGCACTAGACCCCTTAACCGACAAAATAAACGCCGTGGTGACCCGTTTAAAGGCCTCTGAGCAGTGGGTTTCGGGGTTTGAGCCTGCGCCCATGACGTTCTTGAACCAAAAGCGGTGGGAGGATGACTCGGAAACCGATTCGGTTAGCGGTTCGGTTGCAGGTCGGAGGGTGATATGACACCGATTGAGCAACTGTTGAGCCGACTGGCAAAAGTCAAAGGCCGCAACGGGTCATGGACGGCACGTTGCCCTGCCCACGAGGACAGAGGCCCGTCATTGTCGATCCGCGAAAAAGAAGATGGCCGCATCTTGCTGCACTGCCACGCAGGGTGCGACGTTTTCCAAGTAGTGCATTCGGTCGGGCTGGACTTGGGCGACCTGTTCCCGCCTGACGACAAGCGCCGCGACTACCCAGTCCACGGGTTGCCTGCGGTGAAGCCTGCGTTCTACGCCAGCGACTTGCTGCGCATCATCTCGTTTGAGACACTGGTGGTCGCCATCTGTGCCTACGACATGAGCCAAGGCAAGCGGCTGGCCGAGGGCGACAGAGAGAGATTGAAAGTATCCCAACAGCGAATAGAAGAGGCGGTGAAGTATGCAAATGTCTAGCGTAGAGGTTCGGGCAAAGGAGTTGGATGAGGCGCGTCGCATCCGCATCATCAAGCCCGACGAGATTGATTTTGAGAAATACCTGAAGGCCAACGACGTGGCCCAGAAGGTTCGGTTGGCAGACGAGTTCTTGCTGGAGATTGAGCAGGAGTTGAACAGCCCGAAGGTTGAGGAATTGCAGACCATGCCGTGGCCGAAGACCAGCCAAGGGTTTCAGTTCCGCGCTGGTGAGGTCACGCTGTACGCAGGCGGCAACGGTGGCGGCAAGAGCATGGTGACGGGCCAGATCGCACTGGGGCTAATCAAGCAGCGCCAGAAGGTAATGATTGCGTCGTTCGAGATGAAGCCCAAGCGAACCCTGTTCCGTATGCTGCGTCAGTTCGCTGGCGAGAACATCGACTTCCCACGTTACATCGACAAGGCGCGGTATCTGAACGGGTTGATTGAGCGTATGCGCCTGTTTGCTCTTGACCACCTGTGGCTGTACGACCAGCAGGGCACAGTGACCGCGCAGCAGGTGATTGCGGTCTCGCGCTACAGCGCTGTGGAGTTGGGTGTGCAGCACATTTTCATTGACTCGCTGATGAAGTGCGTGTCTGGCGAGGACGACTACAACGCGCAGAAAGCATTTGTCGATGAGTTGACCTCGCTGGCGCGTGACCACAACGTCCACGTCCACTTGATCCACCACATCCGCAAATTGCAAAGCGAGGAGATCAAGCCGAACAAGAATGACATCAAGGGTTCGGGTTCCATCAGCGACCAAGTGGACAACGTCCTGATGGTCTGGCGGAACAAGAAGAAGGAGCACGACGCGCAGACTGGCTCGGTCGATCCGATGATCCCTGACGCTTACCTGATGTGCGAGAAGCAGCGTAACGGCGAGTCCGAGGATTGGTACTCGCTTTGGTATCTGAAAGACAGCCAGCAGTTTGTGGAGTCCTGCGACTCGCGTCCAATGTCATTCGACGCTGGGGGGGAATTTTGAATGCCGCGCAAGAAGGTGTTGGAGACGATGAACATCGGCATCGCTGTCTCGTTCGATGGGTCATTAAAAAGAGACTGGAAGATCGTGACGGTGCTCACAACTGGCTCAACGGCTACCGTGACCACATGGGGAAGCAGCACAAGGGATGGAACGACTTACATCCCAAGTCACGTCTTGAAGCAGATGTTCGAGAACAGTGGGCAAAGGGTAATAGAGGCAACACAGGAGAATGGAAATGACAGACGACGAAGAAATTGAGTTTCACCGACTTAAAACGGCAAGAGATTCTCTGATGCTGTTGGTTGCTAATTTGCGCGGGCAGTTGGAAACCATAGCCGCCGACGAGCGTGAGGCGTGTGCATTGATTGGTGACAGCATGGATGCTTGTCAAGATGGGGCTATTGGCAAAGCCATCAGAGCAAGGGGGCAAGCATGATTGAAATCACATTACCTTGGCCTCCAACGGTCAACACTTACTGGCGCAACTTCGATGGGCGCGTTCTTATCAGTAAGAAGGGACGCGAGTACCGCAAGGCGGTGGCCGACCAAGTGCTGATACAGCGGGCTAACAAGCACATCGACTACGCCGTGAAGGTGGAAATCAGGGCATATCGCCCTGACCGCCGCCGTCGCGACCTAGACAACCTGCTCAAAGCAATTCTGGACTCCATGACTCACGCAGGCGTGATGCAAGACGACGCCTTAATTGAAGACCTGCGGGTGTACTGGGCGGACGAGATTGGTGGAATGGTGAAGATAACTATTGAGGGGATTGAATGAACTTCATTTTTGCTTTGGTGGTGGTGTACTTTTTGTTCTCAGGAGACCCGCCGTTGATTGATGTCCTGCATGACCGCGTAATGCAAAGTTTGGAGAAAAAAGCATGACAGAAGAACCAGAACTGATTGACATTTACGCGATGTTCATCTTGATGGGTTTGGTACAAAAGCCAGTGCAAGGTCGGTCAAGAGTTGACATTGCTTACGAGGCTTTTGAACAAGCGAGAGCGATGGTTGATGTGCGTGAAGACTTTATAAAAGAAAGGAGAAAGTGATGGAAGAATTTTTCCAAGTGGTCAGTTGGATTTTGATGTTGACTGGGATTGGGGTCTGGGTATTTGGGTTCTTCATGGTGTGGTTTTACTGGTCATGCCAACGGCCACCAAAGGATGAGCAATGAGTGAAGACCGCGACCCACACAAAGCCGTTGACTACATCCTGCTCAACGGAAAGAAGTTCGCTAAAGCAAAGGCCGAGAGGTGCTACATCGAAGAGTACCGAAAGTCCCTCAAGGCCATCTTGATGAAGCGGAGCATGGAGAGCGCCATTGGAGCGCAAGAGCGCGAGGCATACGCGCACCCTGAGTATGTGCAGCTTCTTGAGGGGCTGCGCGAGGCAATTGAGATAGAAGAAAAGCTGCGCTGGGATTTATTGGGGGCACAAGCCCGCGTTGAAATCTGGCGCACCGAACAAGCAAACAACCGAGCAGAAGGAAAGGCAACGCTATGAAAAAGACTGTGTTTACGATTTTGATTATTTGTTCAATGGGCTGGCTGGAAGGATGTTCAACGAACACGAGGGTGGTTGAAGAGCCTACGTTCACCAGTCAGACGCTGGTGCTCGACAAGAAGATTCAGCCACTGACCCGCATGGAGCAGATCGACGCTATCAAGGAGTGCCAAGAGGTCAACCTGCGGCCACGTCTGGTGTACGGCAAGCGGATGGTCAATGGCGTCAGCAGCGAGATCGTGCTGGACGTTATCTGCGCCAACAAGTATGCGTTCTGACGCCATGAGAGCCGTCTTCAACCTCTTCGCCGTTGCCTGCATGGCAATTGGCTTTGTTGCGACCCTGATGGTGGCCGGGTACGCTTACTACTACTACCAGTACGTCCCTGAGTGCTTCACCCTCCGCGCAGCATTCACCAAGGAGTGCAAATGACGCCGACAGCCAAACTGCGTTTTGTTGAGCGCACAGTACAAGTGCCATTTCAAAACTACAAAGATGTAACGGAATCAAAAACAGTCCGCATCCTCCAGCAATGGTGGGAGAAATCAATAACCATCAATCTTGGTTGGACTGGTGATATACCTTTGCGAAAAGCAGAGGGTGAATGGCGTGATGTACCACTTGAGGTGGAGCAAGCATGAAAGAAGACACCACAACCATCGACCCCACATGGATGAGCAAGACAGGCGGTTTTGCCCGCGACATGACCATGCGTGATGAATTTGCGGGACGGGCTATGCAGGTGCTTAAAGACAGCGTTTGGAATTTTGAGTTGCTTGCAACAGAGGCTTATCTAATGGCAGACGCAATGCTTGCAGCGAGGGATGCGAAATGATACTTACACCACAGCAGATGGCAGAGTCAACGTTAAAAATACTGGATGACGTTGTTGCCGACATCTACCCACCAGAAGAACGCGAAGAGGCCAAGGCCCGCATCCTTGATGCGTGGAGCGCGGAGATGTTTCAGGGGAGGGACGCGGCATGAGTGGCGAGGACGATGACTACCTAGAGGACATTGTCGTCACCGTCATTTCGGTTTTTGCGTTTGTTTTGTTTGTCGCTGCCGTGGGTAGCATTTTGTGGGCGCTAATTGCATGATTCAAGTTATCTACATCCCCATCCTGTTCGTCTGTATGAACAATCACTGTGAGTTCATGCAGTCAATGAAATACTTCACCCGCGAATCGGAGTGCCGTAGCTCAGTAGAGGAGCAAAAGGAAAACCTACGCAAGATGTCCCTCAAAGGTAACGCCATGATTACCCAGCTTGAGGGTACTTGCATCACATTAAAGAATGGAATGCTATGACTTGGGTTATAGACGTGCGGTACATCGACAACAACGACATCAGCAAATCTGTGGGACAGAGCGTAACTCTGAATGATTTTTTGCTTCATCATTACGAAGAAGATGCATTTGATATTCGGGTCGAAGTATTCAAAAAAATCCTGCAAGACATAGAGCGTAAAAAACAAAAAATGGAGCAAACATGAAAACTGAAGAAGACGAGGCGTTTGACGACCTTGCCCGCAAGCAAGGTGCGTGGGGCGGTGGCTTTCAAGCTAAGCGCCAAGCGGCAATGGACAAAATCAATTCCCACTTTGATGCGGAGTACAAGAAGATGCACGAAGACCGCGCTGTGTACGGCACATCGTGGTCAAAAAATGGTGAGCGCATTGACCCAGCAAGCGTGTACCTTGAGGAGCCAGCGCAGGAGCAAGAGGAGGATTGGGGTGCGCTTGCTGAAAAGCAGTTGGCATCAATTAAACGCGACACGCGGGCAAACTTTGAAGACGCAATGGTTCGCGCTACGCATAAAGTGATGGCCGAATTTGAGGCACAGCCAGCGCAGGAGCCTGTGACGCACTTGTGGGAATGTCTCGGCAGATGGTCTGCGTACCTTGTTGAAAATGGAAAGCAAGCAGACTGTGCGCCTCCATCATGGCTCGTTGACGCAATAAATAAGGCCACCACCCCACCCCTGCCAGAGCAGGAGCCGGTGGCGCAAGGCTCAAAAGAGCACCTCAAAATAATGATGGAGCACAGCGCATGGGACGACCGCCTTGAGCTATCTGATGCCTTGGCAAACATTGACGAGTTTTACGCAACCGCCCCACCAAAGCGCGAGTGGGTAGGGTTGACGGAAAAAGAAGCAAAAAGTTTTATAAGTTTTTACAAAATGGATATTGTCCGATTTGTTGAAGCCAAACTCAAGGAGAAGAATTTTGACTAAAGACGAAGCACTAACGCTTGAGGCTTTGAAATATGCTGCCAGTAAGGGTTACGGGCACATTGTGCGAGAGATGAAAATTGCCCCATTTACCATCAAAGGTGATGAAGCCTTGGCACAGCCAGCGCAGGAGCCTGACGCGCTGACCATCGCATACCAGTCGGGCTTCTATGATGGCAAGAAGGCGGCACTGGCCGGGCGCGAGTGGAACTTCTGCGAACGCTGCGGCAAGCGCACTGCTGACAAGACTGCTATTCATACCTGCACACCTCCGCAGGGGGCCGCATGACTGAAACTCAGTATTGGGTATTGCTTGTAATTTTGGGCATTTGGGTATGGAGCAAGATATGAACGTACTGCAATACTTGAACAGCCTGCGACCAGCAATACCCATGTCCGCCGAGCGCCCATGCACCGTCATGAGCAACGGCGAACTGCGTAGGCACATGGTGCAAGGCGCTGTGCTCATCAATGGCGAGACTGTGACACCGGACGAGCCGATGGATTTCCCAGTGTTCTCGCTGGTGTTCTTCCCGAACTCGAAGAACCGTAGAACCACGATTGTTTAGGAGAATAGCTATGGACGATGAATCAATTTACTTGGGCGATGGCGTGTACGCCAGTTTCGACGGATTCCAGATATGGCTGGCAGTAAATCATCACGAGAACAACGTGGTGGCGTTAGACCCGAGCGTGTTTGCCCAACTGTGCAAGTACGTTGAGATGCTGAAGGAGAAGAGCGGATGAGATGCCCAGAATGCAAGGCGCACACAGACGTGAAAGAAACGCGCCAACTTCAGGGCAGCGTAGTCAAGCGCAAGCGCCTATGCTTCAACAACCACACCTTCTACACAGAAGAGCGCCCTATCAAACCAGAGGCCAAGCGTGAACAACCAACTGACAAAGGCTGAACGCGCTCACGTCGGGCGGGTGAAGTCGCTCCCCTGCTCGGTATGCGATCAGGCTGGCCCAAGCGACGCACACCACGTCAAACAGCATCGGCAGTACGTTTGCATTGCCCTGTGCAAAGACTGCCACCAAGGGGCGTTTAACGGCCTCCACGGGCAGCGCAGGATGTGGGCTGTGAGGAAGATGGACGAGATGGACGCCCTGAACGTGACGATCCAGCGATTGGTTGAAAACTAGGGGTTTTCCCTACTTTTGAGGTTTTTTTCACTTTTTTTTCGTTTGGGGCTGTTTTTCTGTTTAATCTGGAGTTACACTCCCAATCACTGACCAAGCAATCGTGCAAGGCAGAACCAGAGAAAGAAAGCGAGTCCACCATGAAATCAAACGACATCACCCTGACCCAAGTCGATGTACTGGGTAACCTGTTGGCCCAGATCGCCGAGTTGACCAAGCAGGCCGACGCCATCAAGGACGACATCAAAGACTCCGCCAGCATGGGCGGTGCAAAGGTTGTCGAGGGCAACCTGTTCAAAGCCACCTACATCGAAAGCAATCGTTCCAGCACCGACTGGCTGGCTCTGGTTGCGGGCAAGCTCGAAGTCGAGGCTGACTGGAAAAAGGTCGCGGCCAAGATTGGTTACGAAGAGCAAGACGTACCAAAAGCAATTGCCGCCAACACCAAGACCACTGCTGTGTTCTCGGTCAAAGTCACCAGCCGCTAATCAACCAACGGGGCTTCGGCCCCATCAAGGAGCATCACCATGATTACAGCAACCGAAACCCAGCAAATTTACAAGCGGCACGACATCAATCTGACTCAGATTGAGGCTGCTGAAATAGCCGCTGACGCAAACCAAAGCGAAGAGTCAGGCCATAACAGCCTTACCGCCCAAGAGTGGGTGGCGCGTTGGATTAAAGAAGAGATGAACGAAAACATGGACACCTCATCTTTTTCCGAGCGCCTCGAATACGACTTCTCGCAGAACTAATCAATTACGGGGGCTTTGTCCCCCAGAAAGGAACCGCCATGAAAATTACCAAGACCATGCACTTGCACTACGAAAAAGTTTCGTGGGAGCCAGAAGGCGAATTTCAGCTTTTCCCTTGCAAGCTCGAAACTGAAGACAGGGTATACATTGGGACACGCGAAGTTGAGGTCGATGTGCCTGAAGGCTACGACCCACGCGCACAGCAAATTGAATTGCTGGAGAAGCGCAGACAAAAAGTGATGGCCGACTTCCAAAACACCATCACTGACATCAACGCCCGTATCAGCAACCTGCAAGCATTGGAGTACACAGCATGAAAGCCGCCGAATCACAGTACATCAACCTCGGCTACAAGTACGAGAAGGCCAAGTCACCAGAGGCTGGGCAAGCCGCCGCGCAGGCCATCAGAACCTTTCTGGAGGCCGAGGCGATAGAGGATAGGGCGGATGCCCGCTACTTGGTCGAACGCGGTCGCCAAGAGGCGCGGGAGGGCGTATGAACGAAGACATAGACCACCTTGTCATTGACACGAATACGGGGAAGTTCAAGTGCGAGATATGCGGGGAGGAGGATAGCCCTCCCGTCATGCCCGTGCCCATCGATACCTTGATTGAGGCGATGGATCACTTCACCAGCCAGCACAGGGCTTGCAAGCCACCAGCGGAGGCCGTGATGTCCGAGTACATCCGAGGGTTCAATAGCGGCTTTGAGTTCGTTCTCCATGAGGTCGAGAACTACATCACCAAGGCCAACAGCCACGACGCAATGGTGTTGGTGCAGTTGCTGTCCCACCTCAAGATGGAGGATAAGCCTAATGAATCGAATTGAATTTGGCGATTGCCGTGAAACCATGCGGAAATGGAAAGAGCAAGGCATCAAGGCGCAGACTTGCGTTACCAGCCCACCGTACTACGGTTTGCGTGACTACGGCCACGAAGGACAGATTGGGTTAGAAGAAACGCCAGAGGAATACATCAAGGCAATGGTCGAAGTATTCCGCTGTGTGTGGGATGTGCTGGAAGATAACGGCACATTGTGGCTGAACATTGGTGATAGCTACGCAAGAAATGGCGGTGATGTTGAATCAAAAATGAACACAGTACACAAAATGGGAGTTGGTCAAAAAGCCACTTATCTTGCTGGCGGTATGCAAAGCATCAATAAAGTTCCAGAAGGGCTGAAGTCAAAAGACCTAATTGGCATCCCTTGGATGCTGGCCTTTGCTCTCCGTGCTGATGGCTGGTATCTACGCCAAGACATCATTTGGCACAAGCCCAACCCGATGCCTGAGTCAGTGCAAGACAGATGCACCAAAGCGCATGAGTACATCTTTCTGTTGAGCAAGTCGCAGAAGTATTACTACGACCATGAATCGATCAAAGACCCAGTGAAACAGGATTGGGGTACACGCGATAGAACTGATGGCAAGTACCACAATGAAGGCAGTGGTCTGCAACCGCACTCTGGTCTTGAGAAGTCATACGAGATGGCAAACAAGCGTAGCGTTTGGACGGTAAATACCAAACCCTACGCTGGCGCACATTTTGCTGTTTTTCCAGCAGAATTGATTGAACCTTGCATTATGGCTGGCGCACCAGTTGGCGGCATAGTGCTTGACCCTTTTATGGGTAGTGGAACAACCGCACAGGTCGCGCAAAGCCTTGGGCGGCAATACCTTGGCTGCGAATTGAACCCAGATTACAAAAAGCTGCAAGACCAACGTCTGGCGCAGCAGTCTTTAATTTTTGAGAATTAGGGTAAACACCTACAAAATAATTAGCAGAAACTGGTTTCTGCTAGTTTATCTTGAGGTTACAATGTCACTACTGCAACATCGCAGGTAACACAGAAGGAAAAGCGAAATGAACATCGGAACACAAACCAACAGCCTCGTGAACAGCCTCTACAGCCGCATGACCGTAGGCGCACCAGCCCCAGTGGTCGGCATGGCCGCTACCACCCTGTCGTGGACTGACCGCCACTCAGCTACCGTAACCGAAGTTACTGAGTTGACCAGCAAGGTCTGGGCTTACCAGATCAGCGTTGTTGAGGACACCGTGATGGTTGTGAGCGGCAGCACCCACGACGGCAGCGCCAAGTTCGCCACAGTGCCTAGCACCGACGGCTACGCCGACCTGTACCGCATGGATCGCAAGATTGGCAAGTGGGTGCGTGGCTATATCAACGAGGAGACAGGGCGTTTCCAGAAGTCCAGCGGTGGTTTGATCTTGGGTGTCCGTGACCACCACGTTGATCCCAGCTTCTAAACCACAAGGGGGCGAAAGCCCCCAATAACCGAATCAAAAGCGAATCGAAATCGAAAGGAAACCGAAATGACTCAAGCAGAATTCAACCAGTTAGTGAACCAAGACATCCAGCGCTTGGTGGACAAGGGCGCAGCCGAGTGGGAAGCCCAGCAACGCCGTGAGGAAGCAGAGGCCCGTCGTGTAGAGTGGATGCAGGTGCAGCGCCAGAACCACTACCTCAGCATGACAGGCCAGATCGGCGTGGGAGGCTGATATGAGAGAAGATCACGAGTGCCCTAAATGCGGCCACGACTGCGATGAGATGGGACGCCACACCGTGGACGACGTCCATGTCCTGTGGTACTGGACGTGCGAGAAGTGCGGTATCGATTTCGGTGGAGACTTAGGAGTAGATGATGAAAAATCAGTTGCTTGACGACGTGCTCTGTGGGATAATCTTCGTAGCGCTCATCGTGCTTATGTCATGGGTTCCAGACTTCAGCTTGACTCCTGAAGAGTGTGCCCAACAGAGGCCAGAAGCGCGAGTTGAATCGCTGTGTAGCGAATCGAAACCCAAATGAAAGCGAGTTGAAAGCGAATCGGTTTCCACGCAAGTGGAGCCATCACGCATGGGGGCTGGCTAGTCAGGGAAGTCCAAGCGGGTACATACCACTGGCCCGCCCATACAGGAATGCCCACCAGTCCCCAGCCGTGCTGGCGCACAGTAATCGGACAGGGCTGCTTTCTGTCAAAACCATCTCTACTGAGGCTCCCTGCGCTGGCAACTTACACACTGGCGAACCGAAAGCGAATCGAATACACTGACGTCATTCATTCACTTCACGGGGATTACGGGTTATGCCAGAAACCACTGCCAAAACGCGCCAGAAGGCCGCTACAAGCGCCGCCAAGCCCAAAGCCAAGGGGAAGGTAGCATCGGCCAAGATCGGCGCTCCTACGACATTCAGCCAAAAGACCGCAGACCTCATCTGCATCATGCTCTCAGAGGGAATGAGCCTTAGAGAGATACTGAGGTCAGATACGACGGGAGTGCTCCCAGCACAGTCTACGGTTTACGAGTGGTTGTTGCGCCATCCTTCGTTTGCGGAGCAATACGCCCGCGCACGGGAAGAGCAGGCCGACACCTTGGCCGACGAAATCATCCAGATCGCTGATGAGCGGCCAGAGTTGAGTCCGCTCATTGACAAGAAGACTGGGGAAGTCCTAAGCATGGACTTGAGCAGCGCCTATATCCAGTGGCAGAAGAACAGGATCGAAGCCCGCAAGTGGACGGCCATGAAGCTCAAGCCCAAGAAATACGGCGACCGCGTGGCGCTAGAGGGCGTGGAGGGTGGAGCGCCCATCGCTACCGAGGACGCCACATCGACCCGCTTGTTTGAGCTTATGCGCAACATGGAGATGACCAAGCGTGTGGGCTGATGTCGCAATCAGAACAGAAAGACCCCTGATGGTGTCGAAAAACGCGGGGTTTTACCCAACCTGCCCTCAATCCTGTTCTCGGTGCGACATTTATGCTTGAAATGCTCGACGAGGACACCGCAGCCGAGTTCGACGCGCTGCCCGTCCACGACCGCATTGCCTACATCTCCCACGCTAAATGGGTGTCGAGCGCCCACAGCTACCAGATACCGCCGCCGCTTGAGCAGGCGTACCTTGTCTGGATGATGCTGGCAGGCCGGGGAGCCGGGAAGACCCGCTCGGCGAGTGAGGCTCTGTGGTGGTGGTGCTGGCTGATCCCCAACAGCCGAGGGCTGGTGCTGGCTCCCACTGCCAACGACCTGAAGTTCACCTGCTTTGAGGGCGTGAGCGGACTGTTGCAAGTGATCCCCAAAGAACTGGTGGTGGACTACAACAAGCAGGATCACCAGATCAAGCTGGTCAACGGCTCGACCATCCGTGGCATCTCTGCCGACAGCTACGAGCGCCTGCGTGGCCCTCAGTTCCACTTCGCATGGTGCGACGAGCTTGCCGCCTTCCACTACATCCAAGAGGCGTGGGACATGATGATGTTCGGCCTGCGTCTGGGTGAAGCGCCACGGGTCATCGTGACCACCACGCCCCGGCCCAAGGACTTGATCCTCGACCTAGTCGGTCGGGAGGGTGACGACGTGGTGATCGACCGCGCCACGACCTATGAGAACGCAGCCAACCTCGCGCCCACCTTCAAGAACCAACTGGAGCAGTACAAGGGGTCGAAGCTCTACGAGCAGGAGGTGATGGGAACGCTGGTCGATCTGGAGGACGGCAAGGTCGTCTCCCGCGATATGTTCAAGCTCTGGCCTGCCGACAAGCCCTTCCCCCGCTTTGAGTACATCGTGCAGAGCTACGACTGCGCCTTCACTGACAAGGAGCACAACGACCCGACGGCCATGACGACGTGGGGTGTGTTCAAGCCAATGGACGGCCCGATGTCCGTGCTGCTGATCGACTGCTGGGCCGAGCACCTCACCTTCCCCCTGCTCAAGCCCAAGGTGCTAGAGGAGTGGCGGGTGTCCTACGGTGAGGGCAAGGACGCCAAGCGCCCCGACCTGATACTGGTGGAGGACAAGGCTGCGGGCATCTCCCTGATCCAAGAGCTACGTCAGGCCCACCTGCCTGTCAGGGGCTACAACCCCGGCAAGGCAGACAAGATGCAACGCCTCCAGATCACCGCGTCGATCTTCGCCACTGGCCGCGTCTGGCTCCCTGAGTCGGGCGTGCGCAAGGGCTACGTCAAGGACTGGTGCGAGGGCTTCCTCTCCCAGATATGCGCCTTCCCTGACTCCTCCCACGACGACTATGTAGACTCGGCCACCCAAGCTATACGTCTTCTCAAGGACATGAACTTCCTCGACATCAACCCTGAGCCTCGGTATGATGACGACGATGATGACTATGCTTATGCCCGCAAAGAGCGGGTTAACCCTTACGCGGTGTAGACAATGGCAGATCGTAAAACAGTTGCGGGCGCACTCAACGTAGTCAAGAAGCTGCTGGCCGAGGAGCCAGCCGCAGAGACCTTGCTGACCGCAGCCGACCGTGCAGCCGCTGGACGCAAGGCCGCTGAACTCATCAAGTCCCAGCCCCCGACCAAGGCGTCCGAGGCTCTGGGTCAACTCATGGAGCGCGGCATGAAGCGCGTGACCACGACTCAAGCTGACCGCACCCGAGTGGGTGGAGGCAACATTGGCGGCGCAAACTTCCCCGCTATCAGCGAAGCCGACCCAGCTTACAAGGGTAATGTCTGGGGTGTAATGGATGAGGGCACGGCCTCCCGCCTTAAAAACTTGGCAACCCCTGACACCGCGTGGACTACGATGCTCGGCTCGGCCAATCAACTCAAAACCAACCCCGTCGTGTTCGACAAGCTCAAGCGCCAGTTCATGGAGGCCATGAAGCAGGGCAAGCTATCTCCCGAGCTTGAGGCCAAGATCAACCACAACCTAGCTTTGAACTTTGGAGAGGGCGCAAGCATTCGCGATCCCGGCATCTGGAAGCAGGCGGACACCTTTGAGAAACGTGCCGCACTGGCCGACCTGATGATGGGTCAAGGCATCCCGCCCAAGAAGGGTGGCGTCGCATTGGGTGGCGAGAAAAGCGGCAAGGGCGTCATTTTTAAGCCGACCGACACGCTCATCAAGGAGACGGAGCCAACGCTGCTGCACCCTGAGTATGGCGGCGACATAGACACGTTTGCTGCTGGCCCGCGCCTGTTCCGACTTGAGAAGGAATCGGTTAACAGGCCCGACCTGCACCCCGGCTTTCCCACGCTACTCAAGGGCGAGGACTTGGGATACAACATGGAACCAGTACCCACCGAGATATTCTTGCCCACTTGGCACAAGGAGTTTAGGGAGAAAAAGCCAGAACGATTCCAAGGCCCGTGGGCGCAGGACATTATCGAAAGGCGCAAGAGCAAAGACTACAAGATGAAAGGCGCTGAGGGGCCGGGGTACTATGACCTTGCGCTGGGTCTTGAGGGTGAAGGCTTGCCCAGTCAGGTTCTCAATGACGAGTACATCCGCCACCTGCTGCGTGAGGGATTCAAAGAAGGCGGTGAAGCTACCAAGGAGCCATCCGCCCTTGACAAGATACAGGCCAAGATCAAGGCGACCATCCACGAGCACCACATGGCCGCTGGTGGTGGAGCGTTCAAGACCATGAGCTTTCAAAAGGGCGGCAAGGCCAGTACGGCTAAGGCCGCAATGGACGTGGGCAAGCGCCTGTTCTCCCAAGACGTTCTGCCCGCAGCAGAGCGTGAGGCGAACCTAGCCAAGATGCTGGAGGGCAGCAAGGTCAAGGATAGGCTGTACCACGGCACGACTGAAGACATCCAAAAATTTGACCCAAGCAAGGCTGGAGCAAAAACAAAAAACTTGACCACTGCTCTTGGAACTTTTTTGAGCAACAACCCCCAAGAAGCCAGCAGATATGCCAAGGATTGGGGGGCGCAGGGTGGAAACGTAATGCCTGTCTTTGCCCAAGTGACAAACCCATACCAAATGCCTTACAAAGAATTTGAGGGGTTGGCAATGGGTGATTGGAACAGGATGATGAAAGACCCAAGTTTTGACCCTAATGCCGTAGTCAAGTGGAACGACATTGAAGGGGCAAAACGCGCTGCTGCCGCCGTTAACAAGCACCAGCCAGACGCATTGCAAGATGTCCTCAATCGTCGAGATGAGTTAATTTCTCAAGGGCATGATGCCGTCATCGTGAACATCGGCGGCAACAAGGAGGTGATTGTTTTTGACCCAGCCAAAATCAAATCCGCCATTGGCAACCGTGGCACATACGACGTCAAGGACGCGGACATCACCAAAGCCAAAGGCGGCCTGCTCCACATGGCTGACGCTGGTCGTGTGGTCAAAGGCGCACGCAAGGCGCTGAATAAACTGTTTGACGACGCGCCCCAAGCTGATGCTCTCAAGCTGGCGCAAGAACGCGCCGCCCTGCCTCCAGCCCAAGGCGGACTCGGACTACCCAAGAGCAATACGCCAAAGCAACGAGCCAACGCTATGGGCATTAAGACGGATGCATATCACGGCTCAAAGCAAGACATCACTGGAGCGTTCAAGCCGGGGTATGACGACAACTTGGCTTTTGTGACCAAGTCGCCAGAGTTTGCAAACAAGTGGATTGGCAAAGGAAAACACACAGAGCGAACTGGCGATAAGGCCAAGCAAGAAATTAAATCTGCTGACGATATGTACCGAGACATTCGTTCTCGCAATGTAAATTACGACGATGAACTTGAGCGCCTCAAGGGTGACGAGTTCAATGCTGAATACGACCGTAGGAGCGCAATAGCAAGAGCCGAGGCAGAGTCCGAGTTTGGCCCTCGCGGCTCCCCAAGCGGAATTCATTCGACGGTTTATCCTTTGAGGGTTGAGGCCAATAGGACATTCAACCCAGAGACTGATATGGATGTAATGGATGGGTTCTTCAAAAAGAACGACATCCCAAAAAATTTGCAAGACCTTTACGCTGGTGGCAATTACATGATGTATGAGACCAAGCCAGTTGTTGAGTATCTAAAAAGCAAGGGCTATGACTCAATGCGCCTGAGAGAGTCAACTGGTGACGACTACCCAACAATTGCGGTGTTCAATCCAGAGACCACGCGCTCACGTTTTGCCGCCTTTGACCCGTTCCGAAAAGATGCCGCTACTGCCGCCGCTATGGGTGTTGCGGCTCCTGACTTGCTGGCAAAAGAGCAAGACAAAGCCCACGGCGGTCTTACTCGGGCATTTGCTGGTGGTGGCATAACTACTGGCGCTGGATCGTTCTCCCCCGAGGACGTCGGCATGACCGCAGCCGAGATGAACGCGCCAGCCATCCCTGCCTACGTCAAGCAAAACGCCTCCAAGCTGATGGACGAAGGTCGCGCCCAGCTTGAGAAGGAGTACAGCCAACTCAAGACGCCGCAAGGTCGTGCTGACTTCATCAAGCGCCTTGGCACTGCACTGGTCGGATCACCCCACGATATGCTGCACATGGGGCTGGAGCTTGGCGACTATGTCCAAACCAAAATCCCCGGCATGAGCAAGCCTGAGTCGGTGATGCTTCCGTCCGACACCAAAGACAGGGTTCCCAAAGTCAGCTTGGCTGACTTGCACACCACGAAGGAGGGCGACGTATACGGCGGCTCTTCTGGCTTCAACACCGAACTCAAGAGGCTAAAGTTCTTGGGTGAGAACGAGTTCCCGATGATGGAGCTACCCACGATGCTCTTCGGCCCAGCGGTGGCCTCCAAGGCTGGCCGAGGTCTCAAAGCTCTGGCCTCCAAAGCGAAATAAGGATTGAACATGGCGACAGAATTTCCAAACGACCCAGACTCAGACCGTTTCATCGACGGCATCCGCATGACCGATGAGGGCGGCGCTGAGGTGGATATGCTCCCCGGCGAGGAGCCAGAGGTCGAGGAGTTGCCAGACGGTTCTGCTGTCGTCAGCCTTGCTGGTTTCAAAGGCCCAAGCGAGGACGAGGACTTCTACGCCAACATGGCCGAAGAGGTCGTCAGCGTCCGTGAGTTGGAGTCATTGGCGATGCGGTACATCGAACTGATTGACAATGACCGCCAAGCCCGCAAGAAGCGCGACAAGCAGTACGAGGAAGGACTGCGCCGCACTGGGATGGGTGATGATGCCCCCGGCGGTGCTCAGTTCCTCGGAGCCTCCAAGGTCGTCCACCCGATGATGGCCGAAGCCTGCGTAGACTTCGCCGCCCGCGCCATCAAGGAGATGTTCCCACCAGACGGCCCAGCCAAGACCAAAATTCTTGGTGAGGTGACCGATGAGAAGACCGAGGTGGCCGAGCGTAAGCGCGACTACATCAACTGGCAGTTGACCGAGCAGATTGAAGAGTTCCGCGACGAGCAGGAGCAGATGCTGACCCAACTACCGCTTGGCGGCTCCCAGTTCATGAAGATGTGGTACGACGACAAGAAGCGCCGCCCCTGTGCCGAATTTGTCGCCATCGACAACATCCTCCTGCCGTTTGCGTCGGCCAACTTCTACACCTCCCAACGGGTGACTGAGCAGCAAGACATCAGCGAGTGGGAGTTCAAGCAGCGCATCAGCCGTGGGCTGTACCGCGACGTCAACTTCATCCGCACCACCTCCGAGCCAGAGCAGACCGCAGCCGAGAAGGCCAACGCCAAGATTGAAGGCAAGCAATTCGAGGACGGTGAAGATGGCCTGCGTCGGGTCTACCACATCTACACATGGCTGGAACTGGAAGACGACGACTACTCCAAAGGAGAAGTGGCTCCCTACATCCTGATGATCGACGACCTCGACCGCGAGGTGCTGGGCCTGTACCGCAACTGGGAAGAAGGCGACGACACCTTCACCAAGCTGGACTGGATCGTCGAGTTCAAATTCATCCCGTGGCGGGGCGCGTATGCCATCGGGCTACCTCACCTCATCGGTGGTCTCTCCGCAGCCGCTACAGGCTCTCTGAGGGCTTTGCTGGACACCGCTCACGTCAACAACTCCCTGACGATGCTCAAGCTCAAGGGAGCCAAGGTCTCGGGGCAGTCCGACCAAGTCGAGATCACGCAAGTGACCGAGATCGAAGGCGGCATCGGTGTGGACGACATCCGCAAGATTGCGATGCCCATGCCGTTCAATCCGCCCTCCCCTGTGCTGTACCAGCTACTGGGCTGGCTGACCACCGAGGCCAAGGGCGTGGTGACCACCGCCGAAGAGAAGATCGCGGACACCAACGCCAATATGCCCGTGGGCACAACCCAAGCCCTAATTGAGCAGGGTGCGGTGGTGTTCTCTTCCATCCACTCACGGCTCCATGATTCACAGCGTCGGGTGCTCCACATCCTTGGCCGCATTAACCGTTGGTATTTGGACGAGCAGCGCAAGGGTGACATCGTCGCCGAGCTACCCATCAAGCGTGAGGACTTCAAGCGCAACAGCGACGTGGTTCCCGTCAGCGATCCGCACATCTTCTCGGAGACCCAGCGGGTTGCCCAGATGCAGTCGGTGTTGCAGTTGTCGGCTCAGTTCCCTGCCATGTTTGACCAACGTGCGGTGGTGAGCCGAATGCTCAAGCAGTTGAAGGTTCCCAACGTCAACGAACTCATCCCCAACTCTGGCAAGCCTGCCGAACTGAACGCAGCCGACGAGAACAGCGCAATGGCTCTGGGCAAGCCAGCCTTTGCTTACCCACGCCAAGACCACCTTGCGCATATCCAGACGCACCTGACGTTTGCGCTCGACCCGATGCTTGGCTCCAACAGGCTCATCGCGCCGAAGTACATCCCGCAGGTTCTAGAGCACATCAAACAGCACATGATGCTCTGGTACACCCAGCAAGTGCAGGGCTACGTTCTGGCCGCTGGCGACGTCAAGCTCGGCAAGTACGAGGAGAGCAAGATCGCCAAAGAGATTGACCGCGCCATTGCGGTGGCCTCCGACCACGTCAGCTTGGACTCCAAGGAAGTGTTTTCTGGCGTCATGCCCGCACTGGAGCAGCTTGGTCAACTCATGCAGCAGTTCAAGCCACAGCCCCCACCAATGGAAGGCGAGGCTCAAGCTGTGTTGCAGGCGTCTATGGCCGAGACTCAACGCCGCACCGCAGAAGACCAAGCACGCCTTTCCTTCGACGCGCAGAAGCTCCAAGCGGAAATGGGACAAAAGGACAAGGATCGTCAGGTCAAGATTGCAATGAACGCCGAGGACAACCTCACGACAGAGCGAATGAAGACCGCCGATTTGACCTTGGACGAGGTCAAGCTACGACAAGAGCAGGAGCAGACTGCTGTAAAACTGCAAAACATCACGCAACGCAACTTAGGAGATTGATATGGCTACCACTGAAAAAGACATCCAGAGCGAACAAGTCCGTCAGCACACCCGCATGGCGGCTGGTGCTTGGGTGGACGGAGAAAAACTGAAAGAGAACAAAAGCGCCACCATGCCAAAAGCGAATAGTGACCACGGGAATTTCTCCCAGCCCAAGGGCGTAGACAAGTCCAATGCATGAAGGTACTTTCCGACTTTATTAGCGCTGTAAAAGCGCGTCAGGAACAGATTGCACAGGGGTTGGCGCATGGAAATGCGTCCGACTTCAATGCATACCAACGCCTAGTCGGAGAAAACCTTGGACTTGAATCCTCCCTTGAGATTCTTAACCACCTCTTGAAAGAAGATGAAGATGACAGATAGCACGGTAGCGGGTAATGCCGCTGATTTACAGGAAGCCTTTCCTGTTGTAGACCCCGGTGCAATTCCCCTTGGTGCGCGAGTGCTTGTTCAATTGCGCAAAGCCAAGCGAAAGCTAAAATCGGGAATTCTTTTGCCTGAAGAAACACGCGATACAGAACGGGCGCAAAACCCCGTTGCCAAAGTCATTGCGCTTGGCCCATTGGCGTTCAAAAAACGCGACACGATGGAGCCTTGGGTTGAAGGCATTTGGTGTGACGTGGGTGATTACCTGCGTGTGCCCAAATGGACTGGCGACCGTTGGCTTGTCCCGCACGGTGACGACGAAAAGGTCGAGTTCATGGTGCTCAACGACCACGAGGTAATTGCCAAAATCACTGGCAATCCTCTTGAAGTGAGGGCATTTATATGAGCGCCGACCAAGAACAGGAAGTCATAGTCATTCAGGAAGAAAAAGACGGTTCGGCCACCATCGAACTGCCTGCGAGTATTCCTTCTCCCGAGGCGAATGACGACCACGGCTCCGACGAAGCCGACGACCGCGCCCGACAGCAGGAAATGGTCGCTGGCGGAGCGGTAGATGAGGACGCGGAGGCTCTTCGTGAGCAAAAACGCCTCAAACGCCTGCGTCGCAAGGAGTATCACAAGGCTGTTTCGACCGAAAAAGACGTCAAATTAACCCATTTGGAGCGTCAAAACCAGCAATTGCTAGAGAGATTGTCAGTTTTGGAGCGAAAGTCGCATGGAAGCGACCTTGCCCGGCTTGACAAAGCAATTGAAAACCAAGAAAACCGAATTTTGTTTGCAAAACAGAAAATTGCCGAGGCCACTAAGAATGGCGACGGTGAATTGCTGACTTCCGCGCAGGAAATGTGGTTTGAGGCTCGTCGAGAGCACGAGGCACTGGCAAACGTGAAGAAACGCGCTGTTGCACCCCAGAATCAGCGCACTATTCAGGCTCCAGACCCTCAATTACAACGCCATGCCTCCAACTGGATGGCCCAAAACTCGTGGTACGACCCCCAAGGGAAAGACCCAGACAGCCGCCGAGCGCTCAATGAAGACCAAATACTGGCCGAGGAGGGGTATGACCCCAAAACTTCGGAATATTGGGTCGAGCTTGACAAGCGCTTGCAAAGAATCATTCCTCACAGGTATACTGGAGATACAAACGAACGCCAGCCTTCGAGACCGAGAAGTGCAGTGACAGGTTCAGGCCGCGAATTTGCGTCGAATAATGGTAGAGGTAACTCGTTTACCTTGTCACCTGATCAGGTGAGGGCCATGAAAGATGCAGGTATGTGGGATGACGCCGAGAAACGAGCGAAGATGATTCGACGCTACGCCTTGGAAGCACGCAACAACAACGGTTAAGGAGTTAAAAATGGATACACGTTTGAAGAAGACTTTGAATTCTGGAGACCGCGACAATCGCGGTAGTCGCGATACCATTCGTGAGGCTCCGGAAGACAAGATGGCATCGTCGAGTGAACGTCTGAAGATGTTTCGAGACGAGTGGACACAGAGTGCCTTGCCCAGTGTCCCAGATATGCCGGGGTGGCACGTTTGCTGGTTATCGACAACCAACAGCTACGACAGCATCGATAAACGGATTCGATTAGGGTACGTTCCCGTGAAAGCGGATGAGTTACCCGAGATGCGAAATAACCGTGTAAAGGCTGGAGAGCACGAAGGTTATATCTCGTGTAATGAGATGCTGCTGTACAAAATCGAAATGGACTTGTACCAAGAAGTGATGGCTCATTTTCACCATGATGCACCGCTTGAGGAAGCGAACAAAATTCGACTTCAGGCAGAGCAAAACGTGGCACGCGATAGTCGGGGCAGAAGCCTCGGTCAGATTGAAGGCGAAGGTCTCAATGACATTGACAAACCGATGCCTGCTCCGCACTTTGCTGGGTAGGTCGTTTAACTGAACAAAGGAGTAAGACTATGTCTTCAACGAATGCTCCGTTTGGCCTGCGTCCTTCTTTCCACCCCACGGGTCTGGATCGTGCGGTCGCGCTGGCTAACGGTATTGCTTCGGCCTACAGCACTGGCATTTTGAAAGGCCAACCTGTAGCGCTGAACACCAGTGGCAACATCATTGCTGCCACCGCTGGTAGCGCCTTCCAAGGTGCTTTTGCTGGTCAGGAATACACCGACCTAACTGGTCGTCGTATTGTGAGCAACCAATGGATTGCAAGCACTGCATACCAAACTGGTTCTCAAGTGACCTACTACTACTCTGACCCGAACATCGTTTACGACATTCAGGCAGACGGTAGCTTGGCTCAGACCTCCATTGGAGATCAAGCCAATTTCAGCAACATCTCCGCTGGTTCCACAACCACTGGTCTGTCGCAATGCACCATCTCTACGAGCTTGGTGGGTTCGAGCGCTGTTGGCGATCTGCGGATCATCAACCTGTCGCCCGGTGTCGATAACGCATGGGGTGACGCATACACCGTGGTTCAGGTTCAAGTGAGCCGCAGCCAGTATGTTGCAACCATCAACGCCATCTAAGGAGTAAAAAATGGCCGCTCCAATGAGAAGTACGGACTTTCGTTCGATTGTTGAACCGATTCTGAACGAATGTTTCGATGGTGTTTATGACCAACGCACCGATGAATGGTCACGGGTTTTCCGTGAGCAAGAAGGTATTCCACGCAACTACCACGAAGAGCCTGTTCTCTACGGTTTTGGTGCAGCACCTCAGTTGCCTGACGGCACTCCTGTGTCGTACCAACAAGGTGGTGTTCTGTTCCTCCAGCGCTATGTGTACAACGTGTATGGCCTTGCCTTCGCGCTGACCAAAGTGTTGGTTGAGGACGGTGACCATATCCGTATCGGTCAGGTGTATGCCCGTCATTTGGCTCAATCTCTGATTGAAACCAAAGAGACTCTGTCGGCAAACGTGCTGAACCGTGCGTTCAACTCCAGCTACCCCGGTGGCGACGGCGTTGCGCTCAACAGCACCTCGCACCCCATCGTGAACGGTACTTTCAGCAACTTGCTGTCCACCGCCGCAAATCTTTCGCAGACCTCCTTGGAGCAAATGCTGATCCAGATTCGCCAAGCTGTGGACAACAACGGCAAGAAGATTCGTCTGGTTCCACGTCAATTGATTGTGGCTCCCGGCAACGTCTTCCAAGCCGAAGTTCTGCTGAAGTCGGTTCTCCGCGCTGGCACTGGCAACAATGACGTCAACCCCATCAAATCTATCGGTTTGCTGGACGAGGGCGCTGCTGTTCTGTCCCGTCTGACCTCCTCCACCGCTTGGTGGGTGCAGACCGACGCTCCCGAGGGCATGAAGCTCTTGATGCGTCGCAAGCTGGAGAAGACGATGGAAGGTGACTTTGAGACCGACTCCATGCGCTACAAGGCAACTGAGCGCTACCAAGTGGGCTTCACTGATCCCCGCGCCGTTTACGGCACACCCGGCGTCTAAAGCGCCACAGGGGGTTGGGATAAAACCCAGCCCCTTTTTTCGTTAATTTGTATTTGTCAAACTTTTCAAGGAGAAGACAAAATGCCTCAATATTCAGATGACCTATTCTTAGGCCCAGCCGAAACGTACATGGGTACGGGACTGCGCCCTAACACTTCGACTTTCACTGGCTCAATGTCTGGTACGACGTTGACTATAACCGCCCTATTGACTGGTTCACCAGTGCTTGTCGGTATGTACGTTGACGGCACTAGCGTGACCGACGGTACTTACATCACCGCGTTTGGTACTGGCTCGGGCGGCGCAGGTACTTACACGATCAACCAATCTGTGACTGCCTCAAGCACTACCATGATTGCAAACGGCAATATTGGGCTTGGCGACCCATCCCCAATGTCTATTGGTGTTGGCCCTCTTGGCCGAATTTACGTTTGGGACGTTGTCCCTCAAGCCGCCGTCACCAACAACATTGCCGCGTCGCAAACTGCCGCCGCTGCTGGTGCTGTAACGCTGACTGCTGGTACTTCTGTGCGGTCTGTTACTACCGCTGGTGGCGTGACTGTGTTGCAACTAGATTGCCCTCGCGCAGTCAAGGTGAACTGCTCCACAACCGCTCGTGCCTTTACTGTCAGTGGTTACGACTACTACGGCCAAGCAATGAGCGAAGTCATCACTGTGGCAACTGCCGCAACTGCTGTGACTGGTTTGAAAGCATTTTTCCAAATCTCTGGTGTGACTATCGCTGGCTCTGCGACCGCTGTTGTGGTTGGTACAAGCGACGTTCTGGGTATTCCAGTTCGCGTGTTCAACGTGTCATACGTTGCCAGCGTCAAGAGCAACAACACACTGGCGCAAGACGCTGGTACGTTTGTGGCCGCTGACACTGCAACTGCTACGACCACCACTGGCGACGTTCGCGGTACATACACCCCTGCCACTGCATCGAACGGTATCGTTCGTACAACGATGGGAATTTTGTTGCCCGCTATCGCTGTCGGCCCTAACGCTACCCGCGTTGGTGCTCTTGGCGTAACTCAAGCCTAAAGGAGAGCGACATGGGACAATTCAAACCAATGGTCAAAATGATGACCACCGAGCCTACGGTGGAGTTAAAACTCGCCAAAGGCGGTCATGTCAACATGAAAAAAGGTGGCAAGGCGGAAGCTGGTCACAAGAAGATGGCAATGGGTGGTGGCGCTATGGACATGATGATGGGCACTCCAGCCCTCGTTGGCCGTCCTGCGGTGAATGCACCTGTCCGCGCCCCCGGCAAGCCCTCTATGGCCTCGCGTCGCAAGGCGATGATGGCTAAGAAGCCAATGCCCGCCGTGACCCCGTCTGGCCCTCCTATGGCTCCTCCTCCCATGAAAAAGGGCGGGAAAGCTGAAGGCGGTGACATGGCGCAAGACAAGGCGATGGTCAAGAAAGCCTTCAAGCAGCACGATATGCAAGAGCACAAAGGCGGCAAAGGCACAACCCTGAAGCTGAAAAAAGGCGGCAAGGGCTACGCCACTGGCGGTGCTATCCCCTCCGAGACCACTTCTGGCTCGTACCAAACCACTTTGATGCACCAAGCCAAAGCCGACAATTCGCCTGCCAAAACTGGTGGCGTGAAGAACGGCAATGCAGGTGGATACAAAAGCGGTGGCAAGACCAAGAAGATGGCTACTGGCGGCGTTGCAAAGGGCCAA